CCATTGCGATTGCTTTGAGTTCTGGAAAATCATATTTACCTTTGAGTGCATCAAGGAGAATCATTGCAGGTTTACCATCTTCTTGTGGAAAGAAAACTCCCCAAGTTGTAATAGCAGAATAGTCAGCTGTTTCTTTTGCACTGAATGCAGTATCGTAGGATTGAATGACATGTTGTAGTTTTGGAATTCTTTCATGTTCCCATACTTGCCACCACTCTCTTTTGAGTATAGCTCCTTCTTCTGATGTAGGGTTCTGCATATACTGAGCAGACCAGTTTCTGATTGGTAATGATGCTTTTACTTTTTCTAATTCTTCTAGTTCCCAATACTCAGGCCATACTGGGTTCCCTGAGTCGAGGATCGCAGGAAATGATATTACATTCCACTTGTCAGCTTTGGGTTCTTTTTGAGCCTTGATTAATCTTCCTGTCAGGTCGTCCTCTGCCCACCTTGTCATAACCACGACTATCGAGCCACCAGGTTGTAAACGTTGTCTTGGTCCTGATACATACCAATCATAAGCTCGTTCCATTGCAGATTCAGACATCGCGTCTTGTTCAGTATGTGGATCGTCGATAATAAGTAAGTCCGCCCCTCGTCCTGTGATAGAACCGCCTACCCCCGCTGCAAAATATTCGCCACCATGATTGGTCTCCCAACGTCCTTTAGCCTTACTATCTTCTCTCAGTTTAACATCTCCAAAGATATTTTTATACTCCTTCTGTTCCATTAGGTTACGAACCTTTGAACCGAACCTTGATGATAGTTCTGCATTGTGTGATACCTGCATAATTTTTAAATTTGGATACTTCCCTATCATCCAAGCAGGAAACAAATAGGATGCAAATTCTGATTTAGTATGCCTAGGAGGCATATTTATTATGAGCCTTCCTTTTTTCTTAGAAGAAATTTTTGTGAACTCAGCTGCTATATGTTGATGGTGTCCCCATCTTTTTGGTTCAGGATCCAATCTACAAATGAAATCAGGCCAGACTTCTTTTACAAAATATATAAAATTATCTTGGCACAACTTTATGTGTTCAATCCACTTAGCTTCAACCGCTAATCTTAGTTGTTCATTCGTTAGTAATTCTTTTTGCATTGAGTCCCCTTTTTTATCTTAACCCATAATAAAAATATAGTCACTACATCTATGCGATCGAGTTTTTAGCACGGCTCTTGCTATAATCAGGTTTTGTGTGCGTGGCATCTAAATCTTGTGTATTTGTTTGAGTTTGGAACTAGATTTGGTACCTCTATCTAGATGGTAGTGATGGTGGTGATGGTGGAGAAGGTGAAGTACCTGTAACCCCGAAGGGTTACAGGTGTAGAACTTTACTGATTAAAGTCTTGATTAGGATTGTTTTGAATAACTTCTAGAATTGGTTTTAAGTTATTCACTAACTTTTGTTTTAACTCATTCACGATTGGGTCATTAGGGTACTGAATAATAATTTCCTCAACAGCACTTTCTAATTGTTTATACATGAATTGATAGTTAAGAGTTGTTGAACTTGAACTTGTACTTGCTTGTTCAACTTCATTTGAGTTTGCTTTGTTCTCAACTATCTCATTAACCATTTTGATTAAGTTGCTCATTAGTTATTTCCTTTCTCTTGAACTTTGATTTTAATCTCTTTTGTATCCATATCAACCAAAAATTCCTCATATAATTTTGGGTGTTTTTCTTTGAACTTGGATACATCAAATCTTTTCATTGTTCTTTTGATAAGTTGAGCAAACCCCTCAATGTTATCAACTTTATTTATAATGATTAGATTTGTTTTAAGAGTTTCAAACAACTCAACTTGACTTGGTTTAATCAAGTCATTTGCTTTCTTTTGTTGTTTTACTTGTTCAACAGAATAGTGATAATTCACTAATGCTTGTTGCTCTTGCTTGTTAGCTTTCTTAATAAGTCTACTGACTTTTTTTAGATTGCTCATAACATTTTTCCTTTCATAAGTTAATTGTTATCCCATTATAATAAGATTAAAAAAATAGAAATCAACATTTATTTTTATTTTTTTTATTTCCTGCATTTCTTTATTTTGTCCAAAAAATCCGAAGAAATTTCCGAACACGACTGGTGTCTGGTGCTGGGCAGCTATCCTTAGCTTTAGGGTACAGAGGTGGGTGTGGGCGTGGCGGTGGCGTGGGCTTGTCCCCACGCCAAAACCGACAATCTAACAGATTTTAAATCCTCTCGAATCTTCGCAGAATTTTATGAACTCCTCGACATTTTCCATTGTGAATGGATAGGAACTGCCGTAAGAGTATTTGGATTGAATCCAAGACCAAGTATCGTGGTCAGCTTGAGGGTAGTCAGCAGGTGCAAGACCTGTTTTCCCTGTTTCTTTTTCGACCTTGTGCTTGAGCATCTCGTG